AAGGAATCCTAAAAATTAAAACAAAGAAATTGTTGAATATCTTTTGTTAACTTGTGGAAAACCCTTGAGATTGATCATCTCAGTCTGTCCAAGTACCTCCTGATGCTTGAATTGACCAGAATCTTGATGAAGTCAACATCTTCACCGCAATTGTTTTCAATATCAAGCATAATCTTCTCATAAACTGTCTCCACGACTTCTTGATTCTCTATGTCATGTGAAATCTTCTCAAGCTTACTCAGATAGGGCAGTCTAATAATCAGCCCATTAGGTGTACTCCTGATGTTAAGGTCCAGATTGTTTAATTCCTCTTTCTTGCTAGTGCCTATCGGATCTGATATCTCAGTGAAACTTGAACCATCGTCGTCATCATCCTCATCAGGTTCTGGGCTGATTGTCTTGAATCCACCATCCCCAGCCATCATTGATTCCAAGAAACTGTTGAATCTTCCTCTCTCCTCTTCAGCCTCCTGATCAGTCATCATGTCAAATTCCACCTCTTCATCCGAGGCCTCCTCAGATATCGCCTCAATGACTGTCTCCTCAACTTTGTATTTGATTCTGGGTCTGACCTTTTGAAAGTAAGCAATTTCTTCTGTTGCCTCACAAATAGCTTCTATCTCCATCTCATAAAAGAAAGGTTCCTTTTGTCTTCCAGTTCGTTTCCTTGTTATGTAAGATGACTCAATAAGAACTTCAGTCGTTTCTCTGTCAATGACCGTAGTCAAAGGGCAAACTACAGATTTGAGTTTTGGTTTCCCTAAGCACATAAATAACAGACCAAGATTCTCATACAAACTGATTTCCACCATAGGTGGTTTGTCATACCAAGTTTGAATTTGCACCACATCACCTTCATATTGCTCCAAGGTGTAGAAGTCATCCTTAAAAAGAGTCTTGATTCTTGTCCACTTGTATCTGCCCTCTTTACTGAACCTAAAGTAGCACTGTGTCTGAGAAAGAATGTCATGAGGTCTGTAATGAATGTACTCAAATCTGGTGCTTGCCAGACTCTTAACCATGTCCATGTCTGAAACGGTGAAGTCATCCCTTCTGACCATGAGTTCTCTTCGGTGGTAAGAGTGATTGTAGATTCTCAGGAGATGTCTTCTCAAATCATCCTTGTGCTGCTCGGACAGCTCTCTATTTCTTGAAACTATTGCGGTCACGTCAATCCTTCTCGAACTTATGCTGGATTCGGTCCTTATGTCTGAGACATCATTGGTTAGATCGCCATCAAAATACAAAATCAAATCAAGATTCCTTTTCAGAGTCCTGTAAACATTGTAACTGACATCAACTTCTTTCCTAGACCCACAGGTGAGCCTCATACCTTCAGTGAAATTGCAAACTATCGACTGGTAAAAGAGACCTCTATCTCTGTCTTCAATAGTGCTAGATAGCCTAAGCTTACCCTTGTTGATGCTGAACCCCTCCAATTTGGATTTAACTAGACTCATTGCTGAGAAAAAGTCATAAGGGTGAACGTCTGTTTGTCCCCCAAAGCATAAAGGTAATAGTTTTCCCTCAATCAATGAGACTTGCTCTTCTCTCTTGCCACTTATGGAGATGTCTCTATTATACGGCAATACAAAATCTCTTTTGTTGACGTAGGTTAGCTCATAGACCCACACACCTGAGGATTTGACTGACTGTTTCATGTCGGTTGCTTGAGAATTGCATTCGTAGATTATCCTCTTTAATTCGTTACTGTCAAAAAAAGTGGAGCTTTCAACAGCTATATCATATCTGTCTACTTCACCTGATAAATATTTTCTGTTGAGATCAATGATTTCTGATCTGTTCACTACCTCCTTATCAAAGATTGTCTTTAGCCGATCACAGTTTAGATGGTATAGAGGGAAGTCCATTGGTGTCTGTGGCATTATCATCCTCACACAAGAATTCGAGTGGGCTGTGTCCTCTCTCATTCTTTGAGGTATGGTTAGCAGCACACTAAGCAGCGTCTTTCTCCTGTCGTTTCTGAGCAATGGTAGGAAAATGCTAGGTTCAATAGATCTAATGAAATCCTCGAAATGACGATACTCCCTACTTCTTCGGTTGCTAAGATTGATAAGACCTGATTTGCTAAGCCTGGGAAGTTTGACTCTAACTATTTTATCACCGATTTTCTCATCAGCTATGACATCCCCATACTCATCGGGTGAAAAGCCATTAATAACAGATTCAATTGTTTTACTGTAATAGTCAACTTCATCAGTGTCTATGCTAGGATCACAGGGGTCAAACCCATAGTAGTTTTCACATATTGAATACATTTTCCCCAAACAGAGGTGCCTCGATGGGTTCACTCTGATAAGACCACCAGTTTCTAATGGGATTTTAAAAATCTTATCAAACCCTTCTTGCCTACAGAACTTTAACATAGTCCCCATCTTCAGTACTATGTGATTGTTTAAAGTATGTATCCAGGATGACCCAATGTAACCAGCACCAGCCCTAATTGCCTCCTTGCTCTGTTCCATAGCCCATACCGCCATCGAAGAATAGTCATAATCGGATGGGCAATCTATGAAAGAATTTCTAATCTTGATCTCTGCTCGGTAAACTCCATTCACAGTTCGATAAACAGAGTTGAATTCACTTTTGTGTTGGCTTTTCTGAGACTTTTTCTTGTTTCTAACAATCCCATAATAGGATTGAAAAAGTTGCGTCAAAACAGTGTGCTCAGACATGGCCTTCCTGGGTTTAACACCTGGATTAGGTTTAATGTTTGTGAACTGTGAGTAATCGTCTGAAGTGTTCAGGAATTCATTGCTGATCTCAGTAGCGAACTTGCTTCTTTCTTGGTAATATTTAGAAAAAAGATATAAGCAGTCATCTTGCTCTAGGCCGCTAGAATTTCCTTCCAGTCCCTGACCCATCCCCTGTGGATTGATCAAAAAACCGATCACATCATTGTAAATCCTACTGTTTCGAGCTATATTTATAAAGTCCAACGCGGCTGGGTTAGCCTTGACCTTGTCATATATGTTCTCGGACAAGGAATCTGGTTTCTTGAAGATCTTATTTGAAAATAGCTTTTGACTAGCCAGCAGCACAGCCCTTAGATTTTTATTAGGTACTCTGACAGCAGTGCTAAAATACAAGCTGTATGCTAGCCTACTTGGCCCCCACTGGCTACAGTCTGCGTTATCAAAGAAAGTGTACGTGTCGGCTGTCTCCTTAGATTTGAACTTCCTAAACAAACTGGCTGCTATTGAATCACTCTCCTTGAGCTCCATAACATTGCTCATCTTGCCTTTCTGGTGGTAATGTTTTCTTATTGATCTGGCCAGACTTTCAATGTAGAAACATCCGATTCTCATCGGTGAATTCATGACATGAATCTCTCTGTAAGAAGAACCTGACCCTCTACCATTTTTATGAACAGCTCGAGATGCATATTGGACATTGTTGAGCAGATTATATACCAGCACAGGCTGCAATGACTCACCGCATTTCAAAATCTTCCTAAGGTCTCCTGTGTCGATCTTCCGTTTCTCCTCTGGTCTGTTTTCAAAAACTCCATAAGCTGGCAGCTTCCTGTTATCCTCATAATCCACAAGATTCAGCAATGATGTATGCCAGCATTTGTCGCTCTGATTTAGAGTCTTCTTTTTCTTGCTATCACCCTCCTTGATCTGCACAGTGGTGGTCTTGAATACAGAGACATTGGTCATGGTCATCGAACCTCTAGCGTTAAGGACTCTCCTTATGTTGAAGTTTGAAAGCCCCAGACCAGGATAATTGTCGATCTTATTAATGATCTCCAGGAAGGTTTCCTCATCCTCTCTTATCCTCATTAAGTTCTCAAAAACAGCCAAAACCTGAAATGCAGGCTTTGGTAGATATTTGCCCGATTCCATTGAAAGTTGCTCCTCAAGATACACATGGAGGCTATGTATGTTCATGCCACTCAAGTCACTTAGCCATGGCGATTTGTGCTTGATTGAATCATACTCAATGCAGT